CCCCCGTCCTTTTCCGGCGGCGTGTACCCCACCGGTAAACACCACGTCGTATTCGCTTGACAGCACCAACGAGCATACATCTCATTTATATAAAAACTTATGCCATTACTTTGTTTAAGTTTTACTGTATCTATTTCTTGTTGAAACATTTTATCAATCATAGAAAAAGCCGTATTCAAATAGAGTATCGTATGTATAATCTGCTTTTTCTTTTTAAACAATACCGCTGACCGCTTATTATATATATTAATTTTCTGTTTTTGCATCGCATTAATAAAACGCAGTTCATTCTTTACATTCTTTAAATCCGTTAAAGTTTTGGCTTTATAATCATCAATTTTCTTAATCACGGAGAAAATATTTGTATTATAAATAAGTGAATATTTATAACGAATATTACTCGGAATAATAAACTGATTAATCACTTTTACTTCTTCTATTCGCTCGGCAATAAGTTTAATAGTTTCCCGCATCCGTCCAATCAGTTCGACTTCCGCTTCTAAACGAAGTTGGTAGAAGCATTTATCAGTATCTTTATCCTCTGCCTCCACCCCTGCCTCCACCCCCGCCTCCACCCCCGCCCCCGTCTTCGTCTTCGTCTTCGTCTTAGCTTCTACTTCTGCCTCTGCCATAGCCATAACCTTCGCCTTATAATTGTCTTCCATATCTTTATTTAATATCGGGTCACTGAAGAGTAAGACTTGACCTGATTGAAATTCTACAAAACTCTGTAATTTGTCATATTTGTGTGCTGATATTTTATGGGCCTCCGCCTCTGCCTCTAGTTTCAAATAATTAATAATTGCTAATAAAAACGCCACAAATCCGGATAATGCTGATAAAATAACCGGACCATATTGCGTATCTTTAAAGGGTAATTGCATAATAGAGACCGTCGCCGTTATAAAAATCGACGGCAACATTAAGAAATTTAAAATCGTCACCGAATAGACCCTGGATTCCATGTAAATTATTTTTTGCCCTTTGACATAACTCGCCAAGATATCCAACGCCGAGGAATATCGATGTACGATATCTTGTTGATATGATTTATTAATATGTTTTTTAACATCATTATATGATAGTTTCTTATATTTAAAGGCTAGTCCTTGCACCTGTCCTTGTCCGGTAGACATGCTACTATTATCCGAATCACTTGGCTCACTCCCGTACGTATGGTCTTCGTCCATATCCATCTCCAACTCTTTATCCATATCCATCTCCATCTCTATATCTAACGGTTTACCTAACGGTACCGGACCTTTACCTAACGGTACCGGGCCTTTACCTAACGGTACCGGGTCTTTACCTAGCGTGTCCATAATATTCAAGACCACATTTAAATCCACATATTCATTATTCATATATATATATATTACAATGTATATATATTACAATGTATATATATTACTCCTTATCTTATCTCCCCGTTGAACCAAAACCTTGCTCCCCTCTCGCAGTTTGTCCCAATTCTTCTTCTCGGTCCACCAGCTTCACAAACAGCGGGTATGTCAAATTCGGGGGACATATCTGCACTAACCGCTGATAAGGTTCAATCGTAAAATTATCATTGGCCCAATTATCAAATACCGCGATGAGATGGCCTCGGTAACCCGCATCAATAATGCCCACCGAGTTTGCTAACCGTAAGGGTGTTTTGGTGCCTGTGCTCGACCGCGGATACAAGTAATACCCCACCGGCAAATTACCTCCCGCCCCCCAGGGTAAATCAGACCCCACCCCCGGCAAATCTCCACCCTGCATAAATTCCATCGCCGCTTTCACTTGATGATTCACTTTATACGTCTGTCGCCCCGCCATAATAAGTTGTTCCGGACATAATAAATCAAACCCCGCGTCCACGTATACTTGCTCAATATCTTGTTCTTGTACCCGCAAATATTGTTTTACCACGGTATTGTGTTTATTTATGGCTTCTATATATAAATTTCTCAATTCTTTCTCGTCCGTATCTATAAATAACTTTAAAACATAATACGGTCTTCCAGGCATGTTAATAATATAAATAAAGGTCTGTATTTATATCATTTTCTCTGAGAAAAATATATATATACACTCAAATATATATACTCAGTTAAATTATTCTCGCCAATCCGCCGGCAACAAACCCACGGCTATTGCCTCAGCCGGCGTTAATGCATTAATATCACACCCGTCGTGATTCACGTTTGGCGGAAAGTGCTGGCGGTTCGGTGGCGTCGGTAAACAGTGCCGTTTCTGCAATAAACTCCGCATATAATCACTCGACTGGATTGCCCCCGCACCATTCGTCTTGGCATAATATGTTTGATAGTATTTTTTCCCGCCGATATGATAGGTCCCCGCCTTACATTGTACTTGTTCGCCTAAATTATTGACCGTCATCGGACATTTATTAGGCATGTCGGCTAATAACCGCTCATTTTTCTGCCCCACACAACTCCCTGTCGCTGCCACCACGTTGTGAATATACAACCCCTGACTAAAATTCTCGGCCGATGTATCTTGCACCCAATTCTGTTGACTCCCTTTCCCGCAATTCCCCGCCGGGCAAATTGGATACTTGAATGCCTCGTAAATATGACCTTTGGTATTTTTCGTCGAAAGTTTTACTATGGCCGAGTCGTTCGTACAGCAACTCCCTGAATTATAAATTGCTACTGGATATGTCCCTAGCTTACCGCCGTGTCCCATGGGTATCGCTCCGCGAAAAGGCGTCCGCGTCACCGATTTCGCTAAATTCGTGGGCCCCACTTGCCCGATATTACGATGTCCGCCATTCAGGGAAAATCCATCGGCTGATATAGGAACTTGAAATCTTCGTGAATTTCTTTTCAACGCTACAATTGACATTATTATATATACACTTTACAGATATAAAAAAAACCGTTCGGCGGGGTCTTCCGCTAAGCATCGCCGTAAAAAGAAATACATCTTACTGCCCTTAATTGGGTCCAGCTTCTCATGACCCTGTAAAGCCGGTAAAGCCGGCTGACCCTGTAAAGCCAACCCTGCCATACATATTTGTGCTAAACTATAATACCCCGCCGTAACCGACGCATAAAAAGGCAAAACCTTATTCATCCTCTTCAGCTCGGGAGCTAAAAACCGCTCATCATCTTTTTTAAATGTCAGCGGATACGTTAACATCAACATGTCTTTCTGCTGTATATCCAACACGTGCTGCAAACTCCGTAATAAAAAAAACTTGCCATCCACCACTAGAATATCCTCTAAATTTAAAAATAAAATACCTTTCTTATAAGTGCCCAATACCATCATTTGCAACCCCAGCTGGAATATTAAGCGCTCAACGTCATCATATTCCATACTATATTCTATCCCTTTCAGAAACTCTTTCAGCGGTATAATCGAGCCCGCTACTATAGTGACACTTTTCTGCATTTCCGTCTCCGTCTCGGTCTCCGTCTCCGTCTCCGTCTCGGTAATCTTCACTTCCCCCGTCCAACCCGCCTGTTGCCCTAGCACCGCAAAAAACTCTTGGTAAATAATTCCCTCTTCTTTCGTCCACGTTTTAACTTGTATACACGTTTTAACTTGCATGCACGTTTTAACTTGCATATATATATATATATAAAATTGATATAAATCTATATAGTATATATATATATATATATAAACACTCTACTAAACAGCTATGAATACCGCTTCCACAAACTTAAATAACAAATACATTCCCCCCCATAAAAACCCCATCACTTCTAATGTAGCTGAAAAAATAACACCGCATAATAGAGCCCCGCAAAAATTAGCTCTGCATAATATAGCCCCGCAAAAATTAGCTCTGCATAATAGAGACCCGCAAAAATTAGCCCTGCATAATAGAGCCCCGCATAAAGAATTCTCGTTAGCCGCGCACGCCACCGCTTTTCCCACGTTACAGCAAGCCTCTAGCAACAGCCCCATCAAACCCCTGCTAAGTTTCGCCCACGCTACCCAAACCGAGCTAAAGTCCGCCACCGCCACCACCGTAAGTACCGTACTACCTGGGTGGGTATATATCAGGTATAATAACGGCGAGGTGGAGTATAAATACGGCCAACCTTCTAATCGTTACCCCCTGACGGCGTCTTCCGAACATCATCTAAGTCAACTTCTCCTTAAATACCGTTTAGCCAAAGAACAATATCTCAGAGATACTGATATTGACCGCCTAGGCGATTGTTCGGCGTACTATGGTGCAAAGACCATATATGACTTGTTTGAAGAAGAAGAACGGCTAAGGTCTCGGTCTCGGGAGGATTATTATGACAGCCATTCCTCTTCTAGTGAACTCGACTACGATGGCTATGTGGAGACCTTTGCAAATAATAAGTTTGAAAACAGCATTCATTAATCTTGCAATAAATATAATGGTAAATATACTGGATAACGCCTCTGATGAAGAAATTGATGATAGTTGGGTGTCCGATTATAAAGAAGCCGAGTCCAAATATAATGAATTCTATAATGAACAGAACAGTCACATTAAAGTTTTTTTCATGTATATAAATCCGGCGAAGACTATTGTCAATATTCACCAGAGCACTCTCAGTTTAAATAGTGAAAGTACTTTAACCAAAGAGGACTTGGTAAAAATTATCCAAGCTCAACAAATCCGCAATAATATAAAATACAAACTATTTTCTATCCTCCGGTACAATATCGATTTACAGCCGGACGAAATCAAGGATTTTCTTCAAAATCCCGTCTTAGATACTAATTATTGTAACCGTTTCTTAATACCTGAAAAAGAGCTTACTGATATTATTTTTACCGACACTATTAGCATCTTACAAGACCAGAATGCCTTGTATATAATATTTATCGAGTCCGAGCGTCATAAACAAATACTAGATAAACAACAATTGATTAATAAATTTACCAAAAAAATCAAACATTTATATAAGAAACAAAAAAGACTTACACGTCATAAAAAAGCCACTTAAAAATATATAAATCATAAAATATATAAATCATAATATTATCATGAGTTATATATTGTATAATGATTTGGTCTATTATTTCAATACTTATGATTTCAGCGCTTCTGATTTCAACACCCTACTCAACAATTCATTATACGACCCATTACCTACAAAACAAGTTCTAACCGAGGCTGAATTTAATAAATTAGAAAAATGTATCTATGACGCTAATGCTAATGCTAATGCAAATGCTAGTGCTAACGCTAATGCTAATGGGCCTGGTGCTAATGGGCCTGGTGCTAATGCTAATGCTAACGCTAATGCTAATGGGCCTGGTGCTAACGCTAATGCAAATGGGCCTGGTGCAAATGCAAATGGGCCTGGTGCTAACGCTAATGCTAATGCAAATGAGCCTTATGCTAATATTACATGCCCCATCACTCAAATAGATTTTATCCCCGGGGACGAGATTATTAAACTACCCTGCGCGCATTGTTTTGAACCTAGTGCCCTAAAAACCTGGCTGGTTGAAGAAAAAGGCGAATGTCCCGTGTGTAGATATAAGCTTAATACTGTCGAACTGCCAAACGTAGTGGGTGCAAACGTAGCAAACGTAGCAAACGTAGCAAACGTAGCAAACGTAGCAAACGTAGCAAACGTAGCAAACGTAGCAAACGTAGCAAACGTAGCAAACGTAGCAAACG